ATGAGGGAGTTGCTTGGTTATGCCAAAAGTGTGGAGAGGTGATCTTGCATGAACACCTCATCCACAAGCACTTTTGCAAGACTCAGATTAAGCCTGTAGTCCATTCAAATACTGAGTCTTCCCCGCAACCTTGACAGCAGTCAACTCTTGATTCTTCAGGTTGTTGGGGTCGTAAGACACATGAACCCATCCACTATCGGGTATACCCTGTGTGTAAAACTCAAGAATCAATTGAGTGTAATCAAGGTTGTCCATGATCCACTGTGCGAGGTCAGCGTTGGCAACGCCAGCTATCTCAATGTCAGCAGCCTGACCCTTGCAATGGTCTGATGTTTTAGAGCCACCAACAGCCGCATTAGACTCTGGAGAGCGATAACCTGAGTTCACGGTAACAGACTTACCGAAATGCTCTCTAACAGGCTGTAGGACGTTCTCACACAATGCTTTGAGGTTCTCAATGGTTGCTTCATCAGGCGTGTTGTCCAGACCCAAACGAGTGGCAGTGTCGGACTTTGTCAGTTCTTTCAGGGTGAAGTTGGCAGATAAGTTCATGGTTTGACTTTCAAGGTTTGGAGGGCTTCGTTGTAGAGGGAGACACAGGTTGCAAGTTTTCTGATGGCGGCATCTCCTTCATCGGTGATGGCGATAAGAGCTTTAGAAGTCTCTCCGTCAAGTTCGGCTGATGCACTTCCTGAGTTATCTCCGCTGGTAACGGGGGCATCTGAGGAGGCTTGTACGGGGCAACCGGAGGCTTTGACAGCGATCCGCAACTTGAGAGCGCCACTGTCAATATCACTATTGCGCTTTTGCTGTAAAAGTTTAGCATTTTGATTTGCCTTTTGGAGTTTTAAAGATTGGTTCTGAACAGCAGTAATAAGGACTTGCTCCTTTTGCCTTGCGTCCTCATTAAGCGCAGCAATCTCAAGTTTTTGACGATTATTCTCGTCATTTGTTCCCTTGAGATAACCAGTGCCAAATGAACTCGCTACCGCCAAAAGGATGCCTAAAATTACCCAAGGGTTAAACAGACTCATGGCTTTGGGGGTTCATCATTGTCAACAGCCTCTGCCTTTGCTGTAGCAGTTGCTATTGCTTTAACACCAGACCTGCCAGCAACACCACCCAAAACACCCGTGATAAACACCATAATGGTGGAAATCTGTTGTGTATACACCTTGTCAATGGGAGCCATACCAGCCATAGGCTGAGTGACGTAGGTCAAAGCATAGAGGAACATGGCTACCGATCCAAGCAAAATCAGCATCAAACAAACAATCACAAACGCCCATACCCTAGCTTCAATATCGTCAGCAGTCATACGACTATTTTTGTTCATCACTATTGTTGGCATTACTTTTTCTCCTGTTCAGGTTTGACTAACATTTCAGGGCAAGTGCCTGTAGCTGTGCAAATAGGGGGCTTGCACTCAGCATTTTCCCAGTTCTTAGGGTCTTGGCAACTATAGCGAAATCGGTCTTCACAGCCCGTCAACAGCACTAACAGGATTGACAAGCCCCAAATACAGTAGATGTTCATTTGCTTTTCTCCCTTTCTTTTTGCTCAATCTTTTGCCGCATTTTCTCGACCTTCTCGACCTCAGACTTGACCTCATTCTTGGCTTCTAAGATGTCAAGATAAAGAAACCCCATCAACGGGAGTAGCAGCCCTATGAGCAAACACATTGCGATCCAAGCCATTATGTCTTCCTCCACTGACTTACGAACAGTAACCACGCCCACAGGTAGAGGAGGAATATAGTAGTCGCTGCTAGGTACGCTAGTTTTAGCTGGAAGTTTCTTTCTTCCTGTTTGCGTTGCCATAATTCCCGCCGTTTTACTGCTTCTTGCTTTAACCTTGCCTGAGTTTGCTCCTCTTGTATTGTTTCCCTCATTGCAAATACCTCTGAGTACAGTGCGCCCATCTCAGGAGGACTCTGGTACACCATACACTCCCTGATCTGCACCACCAACTCAGCCATCTGCTGCTGTGCCATCACTCTCTTGAGTGCGGCTTCCATGTAGTTCTGGTCAGGATCGTAGACGTTCTTTGACTTTTCTTCTTCTTCCCTTATGTGCGCTTCTAATTGTTCTTGAATCTTGAAGAACTCTGTCAGACTTTGGACAATCCCAACTTTGACTTGAGTCTCATCAACAGGTGCATAAACAGATTTCTTAGATTTAGCAACAGGTTTTGCAGCTTGAGGCTTTGGTTTAGCACCAAAGAGTTTACGGAAGTTACCCCAAAATCCAGTAACTTCCTTATATATCCCAACGACTTCATCAGCAGTGGCTTTAATCTCAACAAAAGATTCTTTAGCTTGCTTGTAGAGCTCACACCCAGCTTGAATCTGTTTGACCAGACCAGCCGCCATGAGGCATAACGTGATTGGATCAATTTCAGTCTCCTACTGGGTTAATAAGTTCTGCAACCCTGTTGTTGCTGGAGCAGTCAATAAACCGCCAGATGTTCTAGCAATACGATTGCCAATAGCTTGCAATCTTTGTTGAAGTATTGCCCTACCACTTTGGTCACGCAAAGCATTAGAGACTAAAGCAGGGTCTTCAGATACCAATATTCTAGCCACTTGTTGCTTTTGTTCTGGACTCAAATTAGGCGCATTCTGTTGGACAAACTTTGATGCCACTCGCAAGGTAGTAAAAGCATCACCAGATAAAGCCGCTGCAACTTCTTGAGGCGAAATATTCATCCCAATATTCTTAGACTCCATCAAGGTTTCAGCAGTTGCAGAGCCACTAAGAACTTTACCCGCTGCTTTTTGAGATTGTGATGCAACCTTAGCCAGCTTTAGAATGTCATCAACCTTGTCTTGAGGGTAAATAATCCTAAGAATCTGACCCTCTTTAGCTTCAGCACTTTCTAAATTAGCCATCATGGATGTTCTACCACCCATACTCATCTTGTTGCGTAACTGAGCCATGATGCCAGCACGATAAGCTGAAACAGCTTCAGGATTCTTAGAAACCAGTTCTTCAAACTCAACTTGCACTTGATCTGGACTCTTAGCAAATGCTTTTTTACCAGCATCAAATGAACTTGTAGTTAACTTGTCACTTGCCGCTTGTGCTCTTGCCTCACCTACCGCTGGTGCAGACTTATTAATCAGACCTCTTAATGCTTCTTCATAGGGCTGAAGTTCTTTGGCAATGTCACCTTCACCGCTGGTATATTTTCTGTTTATATCAGCTTTAAGACCACGCCTAGCAATCTCCATGTCTCTAATAGTTGGGGGTCTAATGAATGTGACTTCACCAGCCTCGTTCATTGTGAAGAATGGCTTTGTCTTTAATTGTGCTTGAGATAATTTGTTTATCAACTCATAGGCACTAGGAGATCGTTGCATCGCATCTGTCAAAGAGTTCAGCATCTCCTCAGTAATAACACCACCTTCATCGTATGCCTTGTTATAAAGTGCATTTCTAGCGGTTGTTCTTTCTACTTCAGATTGTGCAAACTTCTTCAAAACATTAGGCTCTGTTCCAGCACTTAATTCTTTTGATATTTCTTCAACTGTCTTATTGCGTAAAGTAGTTGGTCTATTTGTTAAAGCATCTCGAATAGTCCTAGAAGCATCACCACCACCTGAAGCGTAAGCCCTGACAATACCTAAAATATTTGGGTTCTCAGCAAGGATTTCACCGCTTGCAATTTTTGAAACAATATCATCTGGCTCAAGACCTGTTTGTTGCTGAATACGTTGGACTTCAGTCTCAACAATCTTTGCACCACGATCACCAAGTTTCCTACGGGTGAAGTCAATTATTGGATCAAGAACTACATTACCAAAACCTTTCATGCCAAGATAGGTTGCTGGTGCTAGTACAGTACCTGTAGCTGTACCTACAGTACCCCCAACTAATCTCTCATAAGCATCACCTTCAGCACCACCAGCACCTGTTAAAGCACCTTGCGTAGCACCAACACCAGTAACTCTAGCTAATGCTGGAAATAGTGATTGAGTTGTTGCAGCAGTGCTACCACCGCCAGTAAGGTACGACATAGCTAAAGATATGGGAATTGATGCGCCAGCCTCAATAAGACCAGACTCAACTGGTCTAGATGTCTCGTAGTTTTTTATCTTTAATCGAATGTCTTTAAGTGCTGTGTCATAGTTTTCACCACTTACAGAACGTAAGTATGCTTCTGCTTCATCAGCAAACTTAAATGTTGTACCTTGCAAAGCACTGCGTAGTTTCTGTGTCTCAGGTTCTTGTTGCTCACCCATGATAGTAGGGGAAAATGTCTTCTGCAAATCCAACTGCTTGATATGAGCATCAATCTGTTCATCAGAAAACATTCTTTTACCATCAGGCGTCTGCATTGCCTTTGCTCGTGCAATTTGGTCTTCTCTTAGTCCCATGATTGTTCCTTAGTTGCTTGGAGGGGCATTGATTATTGAAGATAAATCAGCGTCCAAAGTTGGTATAGGGGTTGGCACTTTTGCTCTGCCAGATGCAATTTCGGCACTTTTCAATATGTTTTGCAGTCTTGCTCTTTTTGCAGCGACATTTTCTGGCTTGTCATTAATTTGTGGGAAGTATGACTTGCGGTATCCTTCTAGCTGTTCTCTTGTATAAGCAGCACCAGTTCCAAGAGTTAAAGCAGCATCTAGAATGTCTAATTGTGCTGACTCAACAATTTGACGTTGTGCTGATGTAAATTTATTTGGAATCATTTCTGTGCGGCTCAAGAATCTTGCAATTTCAATACTTGTATTTGGCATTGCAGCAGATGGGTCTACTCCAATTGCTTGATTAATTTGATCAACGCTAAAGTTTAATCTGTTAGCCAAAGTTGCTGCTTTTCTTTCGCCCTCGTTTGGCATATTAATAGTTGTATTTGGACGTTTTGCAACCTGTAAGTTTAAAAATGATTGCTGTTCATTTTTGGGCAACGCTTGAAATGCTTTCCATTCAGCTACAGCGGCTGGAGGTGCATCCGGTGCAGTGTATAAAACACTCATGTTGCTTGCATCTAAAACACGATCCCCAATCGTTATTGTTTTCTTAGTTTCAGGATCAAATTTCTTAAGAATTTCACGACCAGCAATAGTCCTTGAAAGTTGTTGTTCAACTTCTTTGTTACGAGTTCCATCAAGATTAATAAGACCCCTAGCAAGATTTTGAACCTGTTGAGACTCAAGCCCTTGAGTTCCTTTGACTTGCTGGTCAATGATTGCTAATCCAACTGCTCCATAACTTTGCAATGTAGCGTATACATTTTCATCAATAGAACCATCAGGCTTGTAAAGAGTTTGAGCCAATTTCTGCAACTCTAACTGAAGATTCTCAGTCTTCCTCGCCTGAGCATTCTTCATCTCATTATTAAGAATCTGTGCAGTATTGCTGTCACCAGTTTGCAAGGCATATTGAATTGCTCTACCATAAGTTTCTGGTTTGTTCGGGTCAATCATGTTCAGCATCTGTTGACGTTGAGCAATCATCTGCAACTGTGGGTCTTTACCACCCAAAGCACTGCCAATAGCACCACCCAACTGTTGACCACCCATATACAGGCTGTATTGCGCTTGTTCCATAGGAGATAGCCGTGCAAATTGCATTGCTTGTGCTTGCATTGCTTCATTTTGCTTTTGTTGGTACAAAGCACGTTGCATGGCTTCTACTTCAGGAAACATTCCTGCGACAACTGACTGAGGTTGACCAGAAGTGAAATTAGGCTCAGGAGTAAACATCCCAGTCGGCGTATAACCAGAAAAGTCTGAGGAAGCAGAAGAATTTAAATCAAATCTTGGGTCTGATTGCAACAAACTTTCTTCGGGAAGCAAATTAGGATTTACTAATACTGGTAAATCAGGATAAACTCGATCCCTAATTACAGGATCAGGATTTCCATCTGCCTCTACAAGAGGTACAACCCTATTTAAATTTGTTATATTAAATGGCATGACTTTTCCTTAATAGTATCCAGAAGATTGATTGTTTACAGGAATAGACGCTTGATAGGAATCTGAAAACGCACTTGTTGCAAAAGGCGATGGAGCAAAGTATTTTTCTACGCCTTGTTGGAAACGCTGATTGTTTGCAAGACCACTTAGTGCCGTAGCAAATGGGTTATAGGCATTAGCTTGTTGTTGAGTCAATGCCGCATTTGTTCCACCAGTAAGTAAGGCTTGACCAACATTAGCACCAGCAGTAGCGGCACGACCACCCAACTGTGCGCCAATATCCAAAGGCTGTTGTCCTATCTGCTCAATAGCTTGTCCACCACCCAAATACGTTGTAAACGGGTTCAATGCACCGACTTGACCAGATTGATACTGACCTAACAATTGAGAGCCACTACCCAACAATCCAGCACCAAACGCAACATTTCGTTGTCCCTCAGATTGAGCATTAGCCGCCAACTGAGCATCTTGTTGAGCCAAAGCGTTGTAGTACGCTTCCATTTCAGGAGAGGCAGCACCAAAGCCAGCCGCACCGCTAGGACGCATACCTGTAGCACCAACAGACAAACCACCACGACCCTGCTGGAACAACTGATTCTGCAATTGAGCCATTGATCGCTCACGGCTAGGAGCAAGCAAGTCCTGTTGCTGTTGCATATATTGAGCCGCAACCTGTTGAGGAGACTGTGCAAGATACTGCTGACCAAGATTAAACAGTCCTGTAGCACCAGTTTGCAAAGGTTGATATTGCGTTCTAGCTAATTCCGCATCAGATAAAGCAGTGCCTGTAAGAGCCTGTAGACGGTCTTGGTAAGCCCTTAGCTCAGGACTGACGTTATAGCCAGCCCCAATTACATTACCTTGTGCATCAGTCTGAAAGTTAGATGTACCGTAACGGGTGGTGATGCCAACAGGACGAAACCTTGCCGCTTCCGCTGCAATTTGTGCCGCCCTAAGTTGGGCATCTGAAGATATATTTGCCGCATCTCTTGCGGAATTCCCCTGCATCCCACCACCTAATAGTGAAAATGCTCCGCTTATTAATGCTGATTTAAATGGCATATCAATCTCCCTTAATCAAAATTTCATCCACCTTAGACGGGTCTGTCTCGTCAGTAGCATGAATACAAAACCAAACACAATCTGTTATTGCCTTAACGCCATGCGTCAAGCCAGCCTTAATTTCAATACAAGCAGGGGCAGTAACAATATCAATCTCATCCCCACGCAATACCGCAACCTTACCTTCAGCCAAGATAGACAAGTGACTGAAGTTATGGGTGTGTTTAAGAATGGCTACACCCGCAGGAAACCTAGCTTCCTTGGCATACAGTCCATCAGAAAAGTGGTGGATGATTTCAGGCTGATTCATTTGTTTGTTGTTGTTGAATGGCTACCGCCTCTGCAAGTGCTTGTGCCGCTACTGCCGCATCATGCACTGCTTGTTCTTCAGCGGTGTACTCAACTTGAGAGACTACGCCTGTTTCTACGTTTACTACGATTCTGTGTGTCATAATTTAGCCTTCATAAAGAATGTTGATTGATCCAGCGTCAAAGGTGTCTGTGCCGTTTACGGTGGTTAGGCGTACGCGATCAAGCGTTCCTGATAGCGCCACAGCGCCAGCGACCATCATGATGTTTAGCGCAGCGGGATATATAAAGTTTCCCGAAACAGCCCAAGTATTTGAACCCATACTTGACAATATCATCTGCCCATAATGTATGTAGGCAGCGGTGTTTACGCCTGTTGGGATAGTGGCAAAACCACTAGAAATATTTGACGTTGTTGTAAAACTTGAGTTGTTAATAAGACCGACACCAGCGTTGTATCCGCTTGTCAAAACAGAACCTGCGCCTATTTGTACTTGAATAGATGAAGTACCACTCGTACTTACACCATTAAACATCACAGTAATCCGCTTCACCCATGATGGGATAGAAGTAAAGTCAATACTCGTACCGCTGGTAGACGCAACCGCAGTGCCAGAGGTAATGCCAAGAATTGCGCCAGAGTTGATCGTGACGCTTGCTGATCCATCAATTACTGTACTCATGCCCATGTCCCCACGTTAGTCGCTGCGCCTGATGCGGAAAGCGGATTGATTCGGATAAAGCTACCAGCTACTGTTGAGTAAGCACCGCCCGGTGCAACTGATAGCGTGTACTGCGGAATGAATGTGCCGCCAGCGTTAATTGACACTGTTCCTTTTACTATTGAAATAGCACATTTGGTAGCATTACCAAAAGATTGTGTAATTACTGTTGCAGAAGCTGTTTGAATAAAAACTACACCATCATTAGTTGCGGCTAAAGTTGTAAGTGACGTATTGTTTTCTGCTAAAGATTCATAATAACCAATGTTGTTAACGGTAGCTGTACCGCCAAACCCAAGCGCAATTGTGTGAGAAGTTGCGCCAGCAGTTTTGCTAAGCGCAAAAATTATTTCAAACTCATACACAGTGCTTGCTGACAGCGTAACACCAACGCCAAACAAACTTTGTGCGCCAGTTGCATTAGAGCCGACATAGTCAGCGTTCAGTCTGTAATACTGTTGAGTCGGAACAATGCCTCGCTGTGTGCCAATAGGTGTAGCCGCAAAGATGGGGCTTGTGTATTCGATGTTGCCAGCGGCTGCTGTACCGATCAGCGTGTCAGAAGTTAAAACAAGTATTGACATGATTATCCTTCGTACAGAATGTTGACAGAACCAGCATCGAATGTGTCTGTGCCGTTGACTGTTGTGATACGAACAGCGGTAAGTGCAGCAGCGAGTGCAATAGAACCACCTGTCGCAAAAACAAGAAAGCCAGCGTCTGCTGAACCTCCAGTGCCAGATGCAGACCAAGTATTACCTGTAAGATTTGTAATAGTCATACTTCCACTAATTAACGCCGCCGCAACTGAATTATTTAACCCAAAACCTGTTGTAAATGAAGTCGCAGTAAGGGCAGATGCACTAAATCTTACGGCTGAACCAACATACCCTGTTGTTGTGTATGTTGTTGACCCTGTTCCTAACTGCACTTGAATACTTGATGTGATGCTCACACTCACGCCACTAAACATCACAGTAATTTTCTTAACCCACGCTGGCAGACTTGTAAAGTCAATGCTTGTACCACTGGTCGAGGCTACAGCTGTTGCCAAGACATTGACAGAACTAGTCGCAGTGGCTGCAAGCAAAGTCAGCGTGTTTGTACCCGCAACAGCAGGGGCAGCAAGTGTTACCGCCCCGCTGGTATCTCCTGTTAAAACAAGTGAACTCATATATTCCCTTTTACAAAATTACCCAACGACTACCACTAGGAACAGTGACAGCAGTTGATGTTGTGATTGCGGTACTAGAGACAGTCTGTGAAACTGAAACAGTATAAGTTCCTGTAGTGCCTGTACCAGTTCCAAATGCACTAACAAATGTTCCAGCAGTTACGCCAGTTCCACTAATGATAGAACCAACCACCAAAACACCAGAACCAGTTGAACCTGTGATTGTTAATGTTGTTCCAGAAATAGCACCTGTACCAGTAAAGTTAGCCGCAATGGTAATAGGGCCAGTAGCCATAGCATTTTTACCAGCCGTTATTGAGTACCCCATAGTTACTGTCTTTGAGTTCTCGTAAAAGATGTCATTGCCAGATGTACCAGTAGCACCACCACCACCTACAGATGCCCATGCTGTACCACTGTAACCCTCAAAATTTGAGGTTGTAGTGTTAAATCTAATCTGTCCAGCAACGGAACTTGCAGGGCGTTGACCAGTTGTACCCTTAGACAACAGAACAGCACCAGTTGATGTAAAACTTGAATCAGCAGTTGCGGTCAATGTTGTGAAAGTACCAGCAAGGGCAGAAGTTCCACCAATCACCGCACCATTGATCGTGCCGCCATTAATAGTTACTGTTGGGATTACAACAGTACCTGTAAAGGTAGGAGATGCAGTATCTGCCTTAGAGTTAACAGCAGTTTGAATATTGTCAAACTCAGTATTGATTTCAGTACCCTTGACAATCTTTAATGGATCACCAGAGGTTAAAGTGTCCTTAGTCGCAAAGTTGGTTGATTTAGTGTAATTTGTCATGGCATTCCTTTAAGACATTCTGCCTTGTTTTGTCTGAATTTCAATCTTCTGAATTGATAATTGAGATGAATTAACAGTTGTTTCATATCCAGTTTGAACAATTTTGCCAGAGCCAGAGCCATTTGCCATCAATGTCTGCAAAGCAACTCCTTCTGAATAATAAGCAACTATAGTGGCATTTGCTCCATATTCTGCTATTCCATACTCAGAAACACCTTGAGCTGGAATTAATATGTTTTGCGATTGATAATTTGTTAGAAAATCATATCCCCACTTGATGGTTACAAATTGATTGCTACCACCAATAACAATAGCACTGATCTTTTTTATGATTGATGTTTGAGATTGGTTTCCTAAATCAGCGTGATTTGTGTAGTAGGCAAATTGATAGGTACTTGTATCATCAAGATAACCAAAAAATTTAGCAACATATCCAGTTTTACCAATCAACAAATCGCCGTTGCGCCTAGATAGAAATGATTTCGGCTCAATAGAATCCCATATTGTTGCTCTATACGAACCATCAGCAAGAGACTTTCTAGTATCAAAACAAAATACTTGCTTAACAATAGGGGCTGTTATCAAGTAAAATGCTTCTCTTTCAGAATATACAGACTTGATATTTGCCATTGTCTCGCCTGACAATGTAGTCATCAAGTCATCACGCACATTTCTAGACAAGTCACGCTCTGGTGCTGACTTCTCTTGAATAGTTCTCATTAATGATCTAATACCGCTGTTTGACAAGAAAATAACATCAGTGCTAGTTGTTTGAATACTGTCTCTAGCAATACATCCAATACCCTCAACAGTATCACTAAGAACCATTGAAGACGGCGTAGTAGCACCAGAATAAATAACAATCTGACGCTTACCAAAGATGAACAAGAATCCGTTATGCGCTGCTATACCCGTAATCTCATCAGCACCATTAGGCCAAACATTATTGATGTTTAAGCTACCAGCAGTACCTGTTGACCAAACATGGCCTGAAATCAAGTCACTGAAAAAGATAGTTGCATTGTTTGTTGTAGTTGTAGCCGCCCACAAACGACCATAACCAGAGATTACATTATTTGCATCTGGCACAGTCCCTACATAACCCGTCTTTTCAGAGACTCTGCGGAATGTAGTGGTAGATACAGCGGGGTCATAAATCAGTGCGTTATGACCAGACTGAAAGAAATAAGTAATGCTATTTAATGACGCACATTGCCAATTGCTTGCGGTAATCGTTGGTGCTGTACCCCCGCCCCCATAGGTCAATTCAACAAGTGCATTAGAACCATCAAGTTTGAATAATTTATTGTTTCCAGCCAACAAAACAGTCAGAGTTCCATCTGCTTCAATAAGTTCATGTATTACACCAATATCGTTAGAGCCAAGAGTTCCTGTGGATGAATTGACTTTTGTCCAACCTTTTCTACAACCAATACGACCATACTGGTCAATCACGCAATTAGTCGCAACCAAGGCATATCCACTCTGTAAGTCAAGTGGAGAGTCTTGTGTATTCAACCCAAAAAAGCCGGGGGCTGATACTGATGAAACTTGGATTTCTTGACTCATGTTGCAACAAACTCTTGATTTTCAGGATAGCGAGTGCCTTCCAATGCAATGTAATCAGCCAACATAGCTTTGTAAAGCAAATAAGCCTCAGATGAAGACAGACCACCATCTTCACCACGTTCTACCAATGCACGGGCATAAGCATTCTGAGACACTAACGTATCAGCAACAGAAACAACAGTTGCATCTGATGACAACGTAGCCTGTGGCACTGTCAAAGCAAACTTGATTGTGTATGCACCATCAGGGATTGGATAAAGATTTACCTTGGTGTCGTAGCTGCCATCAACCCCATCAAAAGCAAATTCAGTAGGGATTGAATTGACCAGTGGCGTAAAGTTCAGCTTGCGGTTCATGTCTACAAAGCTGATGTTAATCAAGCCAACATTGCTTGTGGTGTTGATTACATCCATCACTTGAAACTTCTGACCAGCACCCGTCAAAGAATAAGCTGGTGTAGATGCCGCAGTAGTGACTGTGATTGTTTGACCTAAAACATTCCAAGAAAACGCATCTTCAATCTGACGTTTTGCATCATTGACAAATTTTCCAACTAAAGTGGAATATGCAGTTTGTATAACTGTAGATACAGTAGGTTCACGCAACCTAACGAGTACATCGTTTACAAGTTCAAGATAAGTCATCTGCTTCCAGCCTTTGCTTTGTTCCTGTCGGATATAGCTTTAGCTTTTGCCTTTGCGTCAGCCTTTGAGGTAGCACCCCATGCCTTAAGCGAAAGAAGCAGTCTTGTTGGTTCACCAT